GGTCATCTGAAAGCACCGAAATTGTCTAGCGTCAGTTGACATAAGTGGTTAACAAGTTAATTATAATAGTAGAAATAAGTTAACAAAAAATAGCTATGTTAATTAGTCTTTCAGAACTTGCAATGTTAAAAAACGTGTCTAGGGCTGCAGTTACAAAGAAAGTTAAATCTGGAAAATTAGAGGGTGCAATAGTTAACCACAACGGAAAGAAATTAGTTAACAAAGAAGAGGCACTTAGATTATGGGATATGCAAGATAGCAGGGTGAATAAATCAATAAAAAAAGAATTAAAAACTAAAATAAGTAATTTACCTGCAGAACAAATACCTGATTTTGCTGAAAGTAAGGCTAAAAGAGAATATTACTTAGCGGAATTAGCAAAACTAGATGTAGAAGAAAAAAAAGAACAATTAATTAGTGTAGACGAAATAAAAAAAAGCAGTTTTGCAAAAGCTAGATCTATTAGAGAAGCACTTACAAATTTAGCTGATAGATTAAGTCACCAATTAGCAGGTGAAGATGATGCAACTGTTATACATAATTTAATATCTACTGAGCATAGACAGGCATTAGAAAACTTATCACAATGAACGCATGGGAAGAAGGGTTTAACGCTGGCATAAAACCAGAAAAACCATTATCCGTTAGTGAATGGTCAGATACTTATAGAATCCTGTCAAGTAAGGCTAGTAGTGAACCAGGCAAATGGAGAACAAGTAGAACACCATATCTAAAAGAACCTATGGATTGTTTAGGTACACAAAGTCCTATACAGCGTGTAGTGTTGATGTTTGCTGCACAAACTGGTAAAACTGAGGCGCAAAACTGTTGGTTAGGTTATGTAATAGACCACGCACCTGCACCTATGTTACTTGTGCAACCTACTGTAGAAATGGGTAAAAGATTAAGTAAGCAAAGATTGGAAAGTATGATAAACGATACACCTTGTCTAAACGAAAAAATAGCACCATCAAGAACTAGAGATAGTGGAAATACATTATTTAGCAAAGAGTTCCCTGGAGGCATGATGTTAATAACAGGTGCTAACTCAGCAACAGGATTAAGATCAACACCATGTAGGTATATAAGTTGTGATGAAGTTGATGCATTTCCATCTGATGCATCTGGGGAAGGTGATCCTGTAGCACTTGCGGAAAAAAGGGCAACAACATATAGTACAAGAAAAAAAATATTACTTACATCTACACCTACCATTAAAGATTTTTCAAGAATAGAAAATGAATATTTAGCATCTGATCAAAGACTTTATTTTGTACCTGCACCTTGTTGTGGATTTTACCAGGATTTAAGGTGGAAACAATTAGAAAAAGATGACATAAATAATATTAAATACAAGTGTATTAATTGTGGTGAGCTATTTGATGATAGTCATAAAACAAAAATGCTAAGAAAGGGTGAATGGCGAGCAATGAAAAAAGGAGATGGTATAACAGCAGGTTTTAGATTAAATGGTTTGTATAGTCCTTTAGGTTGGTTTAGTTGGAAAGAAATGGTTATGGAATTTAATAAAGCAAAAGGTGATGCACCATTAATTAAAACTTTTGTAAATACTAGATTATCAGAGACTTTCGAGACAGATTATGTAAGTGCTATGAGTGCAGAAGGTTTATTAAGAAGATGCGAAAGTTACAAGCAGGGTGTATGTCCTATGGGTGTATTATTTTTAACGCAGGGTGTTGATTGTCAATTAGATAGATTAGAAGTTAGTACATGGGGTTGGGGAAAAGGAGAAGAATCTTTTTTAATTGATCATATTGTTATTTATGGTGATCCTCATCAATCAGAAGTATGGAAACAATTAGAAATTTTAGTAAATAATAAATATGAGCATGAGAATGGTAAATATTTAGTACCTGTTATAACTGCAATTGACTCAGGTGGTTTACATACTGCTGAAGTTTATCAGTTTGCTAGAGAAAAAGTAGCACAGGGAGTTATAGCAATAAAAGGACAATCACAGCCAAATAAACCTGCAATTGGTAGACCTACAAGAGTAGATATTAATTATAGAAAAAGGAATAGAGCAATAAAAAAAGGTGGTCAAGTATATCCATTAGGAGTAGACACAATAAAAAATACACTTATGGGTAGATTAAAAAATAACAAGATTGGTAGTTATGGATATGTGCATTTTCACGAAAGTACATCTGAAGAATTTTTTAAACAAATTACTGCAGAAAGGCAAATACTAAAAACAAATAAAAGTGGTTTCCAAACCCCACAATGGGTTAAAAAAGCAGGTGTTAGAAATGAGGCGTTAGATACATGGGTTTATAGTTACGCTGCTATGTGTTTATATATAAGTAAATTCAATAGAAATACAGTGTGGGAAAAACTAGAAAATAACATTAACGAACTAGATAATGTTGTTACACAAAAAAAAGGTACAATAAAAACAACACGTAAAAATGATTTTGTAACTAACTGGTAGAACTATGTGGAAATCTGATTTACCTTATGAAATTACAGCAGGCACTACTATTAAATGGGTAGATGAAAGTACTACTAGAGGACTTAATCAAGTTATAAGTAGTCCTGATTGGACACTAAAATATTATTTAAGAACAAATAAATTAGGTGGCGCATATACTGCAACAGGTACACAATATCAAAGTAGTACAGGTTGGGAATTTACAATAAGTGCAAGTGATACAGGAAATTTAGAACCAGGGGATTGGTTTTGGTCAGCAATAGCTACAAAAGGTAGTGAAGTATTTTTATTAGGTGAAGGTAGATTACTTATAAGGGAATCACTTATTTATACAGGTACACCAAACGGTATAGATAAAAGAACACAAAATGAAAAAGACCTTGATGAATGTACAGCAGCTATTAGAGCAATAGTAAAAGACAAGGCAGCAGAATATAGTATTGGTAATAGAACATTTAAAAGAGTCAATCTAAAAGAACTAAGAGATAGAGAAGCAGAATTAAAAGCTAGAGTTTTTAGTGAAAAAAGGTATGATCTAAAAGCACAGGGTCTAGGAGATCCTAAAAACCTTTATGTTAGCTTTTAGGGGGTCTAAATGGGTTTAAGAAACGCTTGGAAGGGTCTATTTACATCTAACAGTGACTTAAATGGCCGTAGAAATAGGTTAAAAAGAATGTATGCAGGTGCAAAATACGATAGAACTAACATAAGTTGGGTAACACCATTATCATCACCTGACCAAAGTTATAAAAACTCAATAGTAACGCTAAGAAAAAGAGTACATGATCTTGTTAGAAATAATAATTATGCAGCGCAAGCTGTTAGATATGCAACTAATCAAATTGTAGGACAAGGTGTAACAATGCAAGCACAAATAAAAAGTCAGCGTGGTGGTACACCAAATACAAGAATAAATGAATCTATAGAAAGTGAATGGTCTAAATGGGGTAGAAAAGATAGTTGTGATATACGTGGTGTTTTGTGTTTTTCAGAAATGGAAAGATTAGCAGTAAGATCTATGATTGAAAGTGGAGAATGTTTTATTATTATCCATAGACAAGCATATGGGAGAAGTAAAATACCTTTTTCTCTAGAAATATTAGAGGCAGAACAATTAGATGAAGATTATAAAGGTATAAAGAAAGACAATAAAAATGTATGGAGATTAGGAATAGAATTAAGTCCTGAAGGTCGTGCTGTTAGTTATGCTTTTTTGAAAAAACACCCTGGGGATACAAATTTTGCAACTGTACCTGAAGAAAAAAGACATATTATTGTACCTGCACAAGATGTAATACATTTATTTATGCCACTAAGACCAGGACAGCATAGAGGTGTACCATTTTTAGCAAGTGCTATAAATCATTTACATCAACTTGATGGTTATATTGAAGCAACAGTAGTAGGACAACGTGCAAGCAGTGCATTAATGGGTTTTATCACAAGTCCTGAAGGTGAACTAGATCCAGGCGGTGAAGTTTTTGATTATGAACGTGTTACAGGTTTTGAACCTGGACAGTTTAAATATTTAGCACCAGGAGAATCTATATCTGTACCTGATCTTGATAAAGCTAGTGGAGAGTTTGAACCATTTGTAAGGTCAATGTTGCGCAGTATGGCTAGTGGTTTAGGTTGTAGTTTTGAGGCAATTAGTTCTGATTATTCACAATCTAATTACAGCAGTAGTAGGTTAGCAATGATGCAAGATAGAGATCATTGGCGCACAATACAAAAAATGCTCAAAGAAGTTTTCTACCAGCCTTTATATGAATATTGGTTAGAAATGGCAGTTTTAAGTGGTACTTTATCATTACCAACTTATTCAACAACACCTGAAGTCTATGAAAAGGTTAGATGGGTATGTAGGGGTTATAGTTATGTAGATCCACAGAAAGAGGTAGCAGCAATGAAAGATGCAGTACGTTGTGGATTTAAAACACTAACAGATGTTGTAAGTGAAAATGGTGGAGATATTGAAGAATTACTAATAGCAAGACAGACAGAACTAGCAAAATTAGATGAAATGAATATTATTACGGATAGTGATCCATCAGCTACAAATAAAGCAGGTGGTAGTCAATATAAACCAATAAATACTGTAGATCCTTTTGGTGATACTGATGCACCATCAGGACAAGATGCAGAAAATGTAGCGGAGGGTTCTGATGGCAGTTATTAATGGCACAGAAATAGATCTTATGCCTACTGCAGGTATGAGAGAAGAGGCACAAAGATATAGAGATTGGAAGGCAGAAGGTGAGGCTGGCGGTACAGAAGTTGCACGTAGAAGGGCAACACAAATATTAAGTGGAAATGAACTTAGCCCACAGGTTGTAATTGAAATGTCAGCATGGTTTGCAAGACATGAAGTAGATAAGCAGGGAAAAGGTTTTTCTCCTGGTGAAGATGGCTACCCTAGTAATGGTCGTGTTGCATGGGCTGCATGGGGTGGCGATGCAGGCAAAAGTTTTTCTGATGCAAAATCAGCTAGAATAAAAGAATTAAGAAACAATGATGCTATGCCTAAAACAAAACGTACAGCAAAACGTGCAGAACCAGGTGATTTATCTGTAGGTGATTCAGTAAGATGGAACGCAAGCGGAGGTGTTGCAAGAGGTGTTATTGATTCTATTGAACGTGATGGCACTATAAATGTACCTGATTCTAGTTTTGAAATAACTGGTACTGAAGATGACCCTGCTGCATTAATTACTGTATATAGAGAAAATGATGGTGAATATGAGGCAACAGATGTGAAAGTTGGTCATAAGTTCAGCACACTTACAAAGATTGATTCATTAAGAAGTGTTACAAAAGTGCTTAAACGTAGTGGTGAAACATCTTTTTCAGAAAAAGAAGAAAACACATATGAATTTAGTTTCTCTAGTACGTATCCTGTCGAAAGGTCATTTGGTACTGAAATACTTAGCCATGACGAGGGTGCAATAGATTTTGGTAGATTAAATGGTGGTGTTGCGCCAGTGTTATGGAATCACAATATGGATTCTGTAATTGGAATAGTTAGAAATGCATATCTTGATAAAGAAAAGAAAAAAGGGCGTGCAGTTGTTGAATTAAGCAGAAATGCAAAAGCACAGGAGGTAAAAAGAGATATAGATGATGGCATTTTATCGTCAATTAGCGTAGGTTATCGCATTTTAGAGATGGAAGAACGTGAAATAGATGGTAGTAATGCATTTTTAGCTACAAGATGGGAACCACATGAAGTTTCTGTAGTTGCATCACCTGCTGCACCAGATGTAGGTATATCTAGAGGATTAATTGATGAAAACACTATGCCTAGTGTAGAAAAACAAGATATAGTAAACAGTAAGCGTGTATACGCAGCGTCTACTGACGCACAACAGCCCAATTCTAAAAAACAACTAACTATGGAAAAAGAGCAACTTGATCTAGAAGTTGTGCGTAGTGAAGAACGCAAAAAAGCAGCTTCAGCAGAACGCACAAGAATTAGAGAGATCAATGCAATGTGTTCAAAGCGTGGATTTAATGATCTAGCTGAACAACTAATTAATAATGGTTCATCTGTAGATGCTTGCAGAGAAGCTATCTTAGATAAGATAGATGCAAAGCCAGTTGAGACAGCAAAACCAATTGAAGAACAGCTATCACCACAAGAAAGAAAGCAGTACGCAAAAGACTATAGACTTTCTGCTGGTATTAGAGGATTAATTACTAATGATTGGTCTGATAAAGCATCAGGTTTTGCTAGAGAAATTTCACAACAAATAGCAAAAGATTCTGGTAAGGGTACTAGAAGTGGATCTCTATTTATTCCATATAGTGGTTTAGTACAAAGAGCTACTTACGTAACTTCAGGCGCTACAACAGGCGGTAACATTGTTGCAACAGATTTACTAGCTGATGACTTCATTGAAGCACTAAGAAACAGCACAGTAATGGTTGGTTTAGGTGTACAAACATTATCAGGATTAGTTGGTGATGTTGCGATACCTAGAAGATCAGGTGTTGCTTCAACTGGTTTCTTATCAAGTGAAACTGCTGCATTATCACAAGCAGAAAGTACATTCGATCAAATTTCTATGACCCCTAAGACTTTAGGCACACTGTCTAAATTCTCTAGAAATATGCTTATACAAGCTACACCAGGTATAGAAGATCTAGTAAGAAGAGACATTAGTGACGGTATTAACTTAGGTATAGATTTAGGAATACTTAACGGTACTGGTTCATCAGGTCAGCCTACTGGAATTATGCAAACATCTGGTATTGGATCAGTTGCAATTGGTACAAACGGTGGTGCTATTACAGTTGATAAGCTAATTGATTTAGAAACTGCAATTATGGAAGATAATGCAGGTGTTAACGCTGATTCTATTTCATATGTAACTAACGCTAAAGTAATGGGTGCTATTAAGAAACTCAAAACATCTGGTGGTGAGTACTTAGTAAACAACAATTTACAGGCATTAGGTAGAGGTGCTACACCTGTTGCTGTTAACGGTTATCCTTTAGCTATGACAAACCAAGTACCTAGCAACCTTACAAAAGGTTCTACAAGTGGTTCATGTTCTGCTGTTGTTATGGGTGACTTTAGTCAGGCAATTTTAGGTCTATATGGATCTGGAATTGAAATTACTGCAGGTGAAGATAGTGATGATTTCGCTAAGAACCTCGTATCAGTAAAAGGTGTAGTTGCATTTGATGTAGCTGTACGTCATGCACAATCATTTGCTGCAATCTTAGACGTTACAACTTAATTAGATTACAATAGGGGGTAGGCATCTACCCCTTTTTTTTTATGAAAATTAAGTGTTTAAAAAACGTGTGCGCTAGTGGCGTTAGTTTAGAGTCAGGCCATACATATGATGTATCTGAAAATGATGCAACATTATTAATATCAATGGGTAGGGCAGAAATATACAAGCCTAAACCAAGAGTTAAAAAAACAACAACAAAAAATTAAATGGCACTAACTGAAGATACTGATACATTATCTGCATATTTAAATGATTTTGGTGTTTCTTGTAAATCTGGTACTGTTACTGCAAATGCAATATTAGAACAACCAGATCTAGTTTTAGCAGGTGACAGAATAGTATCTACAGATTATCAACTAACTGCAAAAACAAGTGATTTTGGTAGTTTATTAGGCGGTGCAGAAATTATTATTGACAATGAAGCATATACTGTAAGAGAAGTAAGAAAACTAGATGATGGTAGTTTTTGCGAAATTAGTATACAAAAAACATGACTACTAAAAGAGAAAACATATTAGCAAGATTATTAACAACACTTGCTGGTACTACAAATGTAGGAACTAGAATTTATAGAAATAGAGTTATACCCATTACTAGAGGTGAATCACCTGCATTAATATTAGAGTTTGTTAGTGATACTGTTGAACAAAATACATCATTACCTACATTAGATCATACTTTGACTGTTAAATTATCTGTAATCGTTAGAGGTGATGTACCTGATACTGTAGCTGATCCAATTATAGAATCGGCACACAGCAAAATAATGGCAGATTTGACAGTAAATAATTTAGCAATTGATATAAAACCATCTGACACTACAATGGAATCAGTTGATGCAGATCAGCCTGCAGGGGTATTAAGTGCTGATTTTATTGTTATATATAGAACAGAAATAGATGATTTAACTCAATAGATGGTGTTTATTGCTAAAAACAGATATTATATAATCATACTGATTTAATGTAACAATGCCTAAACTACATAGAAAAAGAAGCATATTAGCAAAAGCAGAATCTAGTTATGGTACAAACCCTAATCCAACAGGTAGTGCTAACTATGTCCAGGTAATTGATTTAAATATAGAACCTATTGTAAGTGATGAAGTAACAAGAGATTTAATAAGGCCATACATGGGTAACTATGAGGTTATACCAGCAAATACAAGAGTTAACGTAACCTTTGATGTAGAAATGGCTGGATCTGGATCTGCTGGAACCCCACCAAAGTATGACAGTATTTTACAAGCGTGTGGTTTGTCACAAGCTATTACAGGCGGTAATACAGTTACATATACACCTGCAGCAACACCATCTGACAGTGTTACTTTATTTGTTAACTATGATGGCATTAGGCATATTGTTACAGGTTGTAGAGGCACATTCAGTATAAATTGTGAGGTTAATAATATCCCACGTATATCATTTTCACTTACTGGTATTTTTAATAATCCTACAGATGATGCATTACCTACTGTTACAGTAAGTAATCAAGCATCACCACTAATATTTAAGAATGGAAGTACATCTAACTTTGCAATATTTGGTTTTGCAGCAGCATTACAATCATGGAATTTAGATTTTAATAATGAGGTTATATACAGAGAGTTAGTAGGTGGTACAAAAGAAGTATTAATTACTGATCGTAGACCATCAGGTACAGCAGTTATAGAAAACCCTGCATTATCAGCCCATAACTTTTTTAGTAGTTATACATCAACTGGTACTGGTACTAATACATGGCTACATGGAACTGTAGCAGGTAATAAAATAGCTGTATCATGTCCACAAACTGATTTAGGGCAACCTAGTTATGAAGATTCAGATGGTATAACAATGCTTAATTTACCATTTATGGCAACACCTACATCTGCAGGCCAAAATGAATTTTCTTTGGTTTATACCTAAAGTTGCATAGATTATAAATAGGGTCTACCCTAGAATGTAGATACCTAATTTTCATGCCTTTTGTTATTGATCAAAATCCTACTTATAAATGGAAAGTAGTAGTTAAAATAAATAAAGATGGTGAAGTATCAGAAGAAATATTTACAGCACATTTTAAAAATATTTCACAATCTAGATTTAAGGAAATGTTAAAAATGGTGGAGGAAAAACAAATAGATGATGTTGATGTAGCAAAAGAAGTATTACTAGGGTGGGAAGATTTAGTAGATGGCAATGGTGATGAAGTGCCATTCAACAAAAAAACATTATTGCAGTTACTAGAAGTAAGAGGTTTCGCAACTGCTGTAGGTTTTGCATTTTTCGAGTCAAATGAAGAAATATTTGTAAAAAACTAATTAAGGCAGGTGAATATTGGGCTGTTGGTTCAACTGTCATAGATAAAACAGCAGAAGATGATGAAGTATTAGGTATAAAGAGACAAAAAGAGGAAATTGATAATAATTTTTATGTATATTCACAAAATTGGCAAACTGTTGAAATGTTTTTAAGGTTGCAAACACAATGGCGTGTAGGAGTTAGTGGATTAGTTGGACTTGACTATACAAGTGTGTTAGAAATGATTAAACTGTATTGTATAGAAGATAAAAAAACTATGCTGGAAAACTTACAAATAATGGAAAGTGCAGCATTAAGAGCTTTGAATAAGGATAAATAAATGGCAAAGTTTGATTTAGTTGTTGCAGCAAAAACTGTAGGTGCAGGTTCTATAAAGCGTTTAGGTAACTCTATGCAAGGAGTTGCAGGGCGTGTAAAAAATTTAAGACTAGCAATGGGTGGTCTTAATAAAACCTTTGCTACTTTTGGGATATTAATTTCTGGCGGTGCATTTGTAGGACTTGTAAAAGGTGCAATAGATAGTGCTGACAGTTTTGGTAAAATGGCAGATCAAACTGGCATAGCTGCAAACACACTACAGGCATATGTCAATGCTGGTAAGTTAGCAGGTGTTAGCCAGGAAACTATTGATAAAGGTCTAAGAAGGTTAGCACAATCAATGAGGGAGGCAGATCAGGGTGTTGCTACATATTCTGATAGTTTTGATGCATTAGGTATATCAGTAAGGAATACAGATGGCACATTTAAAACAAGCGAACAAGTTTTAGGAGAAGTATCAGATAGATTTTCTACAATGGAAAATGGTGCAACAAAAGCTGCACTAGCAATGGAGATATTTGGTAGATCAGGTGCAAGTTTAATTAATCTACTAAATGGTGGCGCAGAATCACTTACTGAATTTAATTATGCTGTTTCTGATGAATTTGCACAAAATGCAGAGTTTTTCAATGATCAAATAGCTGTTTTAGGAATTAGATTTGATGGATTTAGAAAACAACTAACAGATGCTTTATTACCTGCACTTAATACTATTGTTGGTGTATTTAGTGATTTATTTAGTTCAGAAAATGATTTTAGTGGATTTTTTAATGCAATTGAAATTGGTATAAGAGGTATATCTATTGGTATTTTTGCAACAATTAAATTAATAGATGAAGTGACAAGAATTTTAGGTACAGCAGCTAAACGTGTACAAGAGTTTTTTGACAATATAAAAATACCACCATTTATAAAAAAATTTTTAGGTGGTGCTGGAAATATTGCAAAAGACTTAGGTAATAAATTTGTAGGTCAACAAAAAAGTAATTTATCATCATTATTAGGAGAAGATTTTACAAAAGGTTTTTCAGAAAGATTTACTGAAAGTTTCAACAAGATACAGGAATTATTCTCTGGTACAACAAATGCACCTGCTACATATTTCAATAATATCAAGGGTAGTGCAGGTGATGCAGGTGACACTATAGATAAAACTTTTGGTCAAACTATGAGAGATAAACTTAAGACTTTTAACGACAGTATTAAAGGTTTAGGTGAGTCTATGGCAGATGTTGTTGTAAAAGGAATAAAAGGTATGGAAGATGCATTAGTAAATTTTGTAATGACAGGAAAACTTAATTTCAAGGATTTAACAAGATCAATAATTGCTGACATGGCAAGAATAGCTATACAGCAAACAATTACAAAACCTTTAACAGGATTTATAGGTGGTTTATTTGGTAATGCAGATGGTAATGCATTTATGAATGGTAAGGTACAAAAATATGCATATGGCGGTGTTGTAAATAAGCCTACAATTTTTCCTATGGCTAACGGTATGGGTCTTATGGGTGAGGCAGGTGCAGAGGCGATTTTACCTCTATCTAGAGGTGCAAACGGTAAATTAGGTGTACAAGCACAAGGTGGTGGTATAGGTAATATTGTTGTTAATGTTGATGCTAGTGGCTCAAGTGTTGAAGGTGATCAAAATGCTGGACAACAACTAGGTAGACTTATTGGTGCTGCAGTACAATCTGAATTAATACAACAAAGAAGGCCAGGAGGTTTATTAGCATAATGGCAACATTTCCATCAACACCTGAAGCTAGTTATGGTGTACAAAAAAACTCAGCACCAAAAAAAAGAGTTGTAAAATTTGCTGATGGTTATGAACACCGTATATATCTAGGTTTAGCAGCAAAACAAAATCCAAAAGAATATGTATTGACCTGGAATAATATTACAGAGGCAGAATGTGATACCTTTGAAGCTTTTTTAGATGCTAGATCTGATGATAATGCTAGTTTTGACTATACACCACCTAAAGAAACTACATCATATAAATTTGTATGTGATAGCTGGTCAAAAGCAATAAATAAACCAAATAGAGCAACATTAAAAGCTACATTTAGAGAAGTTTTTGAACCAACTGTATAATGACAATAAATACAGCATTATTTACTGAATTACAATCTATAAATCCATCTGCAGTTATTGAACTATTTACACTTCAATTAAAAACAGATTTACATGGTGCTAATACTATATATAGATTTCATGCAGGCAGTAATTTAAATGCAAACGGTGAAATAGTATGGAAGGGTCAAACATATTTAAGATTTCCTGTACATGGTGAGGGTTGGGCGTATCAAAGAGGACAAATACCAAGACCAAAATTACAAATTAGTAATGCTACAGGTTTAATATCTGCAATATTGTTAACTGTAAATGATACAACTACAGGTAATGATTTAACAGGTGCTATTTTAACAAGAATAACAACATTAGCTAAATTTCTAGATGCTGTTAATTTTGTTAATAATCAGAATCCTACAGCTAATCCTAATATCGAGTTTCCACAAGAAATATATAGTATTGATAGAAAAGCAAGTGAAAATAGAGAATTAGTAGAATTTGAATTAGCTGCACCTACAGATTTAGCTGGCGTTAACATACCAGGTAGACAAGCAACAAGATTATTGTTTCCTAGTATTGGTACATTCTAATGAGTTGGAAATATAAAGCACTGTTACACGCAAAAAAAGAGGATCCACATGAATCAGTTGGTTTACTTATAAATAAAAAAGGTAAAAAAATTTATATGCCATGTAATAATCTTGCATATGATAAAAGTGAAACTTTTTTATTAGATCCAGATGATTATATAAAATCAGAAAAAGTTGGAGAAATAATAGGCGTTATACATAGTCACCCATATACTGCACCTATAGCAAGTCAGGCAGATAAAATAAGTTGTGAAAATGTAAATCTACCTTTTTACATTGTTAATCCTAAAACTGAAAAATGGGGATATATAGAGCCATCTGGATATAAACCACCAATACTAGGAAGAGAATATGTTTGGGGTTTAGCAGATTGTTGGACTCTAGTTAGAGATTGGTATAAACAAGAAAAAAACATAAATTTACGTGATTGGGATAGACCAAGAACACCTGAAGAATTTTTTTATAATCCTATGTTTGAAAAATGTGCAGAAGATACTGGTTTTAGATTACTTAAACATGACGAAAAATTAGAAAATGGTGATTTATTGTTTATGTCTATACTTGGAAAAGGTCTAAACCATGTGGCAATTTTTGTAGATGGTGAGGTATTGCATCATCTTTCAGATAGACTAAGTTGTAAAGAACCATACAATGAATGGTTATTAAAATGTACTGGTAAAAGGTTACGTTATGTACAGAAAAGTTAAATTATACGGAAAACTTGCAGAACACATAGGCCATAAAGAATTTAATGTAAAAGTAAACAGTGTTGGTCAAGCTGTAAGTTTTTTAGTAAATAATTTTCCAAATTTAGAAGAATATATGTCACCAAAATATTACATGATAAAAGTAGGTAATGAATATATAGATAAAGAACAAGTGCATTATCCAGTTGGTGATGAAGATATAAATTTTATACCTGTTATATCAGGTAGAGGAAATGTAGGTAAAATAGTTTTAGGTGGTGCTTTAATTGCAATGTCATTTGGTGTTGGTGGTTTATTTACATCTCCTTTAGCATTTGGTGGTGGAGGTATTGGATTAGCATCTGCTGGATTAGGTGCTAAAGCTGCATTTGGTATTGGTGCTTCTTTAGTATTAGGTGGTGTAAGCGGTATGTTATTTCCAACCCCTGACCCACAACAATTTTCTAGTGAAGAAGATCCTAGACTATCCTTTAGCTTTAGCGGTGTACAAAATACATCAAGGGCAGGTACACCTGTACCTATAGTATATGGTGAAATTATTACTGGATCTGTTGTAATATCTGCAGCAATTGACACAAATCAGGTTACAGCATGACAGATAAAAATATTATTATTAGTGGTGCTAGTGGTGGCGGTAGTAAATCTCCTGATCCACCATATCGTGCGCCAGATACATTACATTCTAGATCCTTTGCAACAGTGCAAGATCTCATATCAGAAGGTGAAATAGAGGGTTTTGCAACCCCATCTAAAGCAGGTATTACTGATAAAACATCTGATGCATATCACAATGCATCATTAAAAGATGTATTTCTTGATGACACGCCAATACTCAATGAAGCTGCTAACAATGCATCACCTAATGATACTGATTTTAATTTTCAAAATGTAACTTTTAAACAAAAATTTGGTACTGCAAATCAAACAGCAATGAGTGGTATACCTGAAGAAAGTAGATCACCTACAGGTATAAATGTAACTGTTGTTAATTCTGATGGTACGAATACACAAGGTATTATTGGTTCTGTTACCAGGCAAATACAGAATACAGATGTTGATGCAGTTATAGTTACGTTAACATGGCCTCAAATCCAAATATTTGAAGATGATGGTGATGTTAGAGGTGATAAAGTTGATTATAAAATACAGTTACAACATGATAATGGTGGTTTTGTTGATAAAGTTGTAGATTTTGTTGAAGGTAGAACTGCTGACGCATATGCAAGAGATCATAGAATAGATTTAACAAGTGGTTTTACTACTGTTGATGTAAGAGTTATAAGAATTACAGCAGATAGTTCAAATGTTCAGCGTGTAAATGCATTTCAATTTACAAGTTTACAGGAGGTTATTGATAATAAATCTACATATCCTAATAGCGCATATATGGCTTTAAGACTTGATAGTAAGCAATTTAACAGCATACCTACAAGAAAATATAGGATTAGAGGTATAAAGGTAAGAATACCAGGCGCAGGTGCTAACAATTCAGGTACACCAACTGTTGATGTACAAACTGGAAGAATAATTTATCCAAGTGGATATGTATTTGATGGAACTATGCAGGCAGCAACATATACAAATTGTCCTAGTATGTGCCTACTAGACTTGCTTACTAATACAAGGTATGGGCTAGGAAATCATATTATCGATAGCAATCTTGACCTATTTAGTTTTGTAGCTGCAAGTAAATATGCAAATGAATTAGTAGATGATGGTACTGGCGCAGGTACTAAAGAAGCTAGATTTAGCTGTAATGTAAATATACAAAGTCCTAAACAAGCATTTGATGCAATAAATGATCTTGCTGGCGTAATGAGATGTATGCCAATATGGTCTGCTGGTTCTATAACAGTTGCACAAGATAAAGAACAAGATCCAAGTTATATATTTAATTTGTCAAATGTAACTGAAAATGGTTTTTCTTATAGTGGCAGTAGTTTAAAACAAAGACATAGTGTAGTTTCTGTAAGCTACTTTAATATGGACTCAATGGAAGTTGATTTTGAGGTTGTCGAAGATGCTGCAGCAATAGCTAAATTTGGTCATAGTGTTAAACAAGTAAAAGCATATGCAACTACATCACGTAACCAGGCTGCAAGATTAGGGCGTGCAATATTATTTGCTGAGAATAATGAAAGTGAAATTTGCACATTTACAGCTTCTATAGATGCAGGTGTTGTTGTTAGACCAGGTAGTGTTATAGCTGTAAACGATCCTGTAAGGGCAGGTGTTAGAAGGGGTGGTAGAGTCGTTAGCGCAACTACTAATGCTATTACAATAGATGCAGTGAACCAAACTTCACTACCATCACTAGCTGATAATCCAAAAATATCTGTTGTATTACCTGATGGTACTTTTGAAGAAAGAGATATTACATCAATTACAAATGGTGTTATAAATGTAACTAATGCTTTTAGTGCAGCACCAAACGCAAATGCACCATATTTGTTATCTAGTACAAGCCTAAATACACAACTTTTTAAGGTTATAACTGTTGAAGAGCAAGAACGTGTTAACTACTTGATAACAGCACTTACATATATTCCTGGTAAATATGCATTTATAGAAAATGGCACGCCATTACCAACTAGAAATATATCTTTATTAAACAGACTTGCAGAACCACCATCAGCTTTAACTATTACAGAAAAAACTATAGCTATAAACAACATTGCAAGGAGTAAATTAATAGTAGATTGGCAACCAGTAGAAGGGGTTACACAATATCAAGTAAATTATAAATTTGAAAATGGTAATTATGTTTCACAAGTAGTATTTAGTAGTGATTTTGAATTATTAGATACACCTATTGGTAAATATACATTTCAAGTTTTCTCATATAATGCAGCATTACGTTTATCTGCAAATGCTACAACTAAAGAATTTAACGCTATTGGTAAAACTGCTGTACCTGAAGATGTAAGTGGTTTAACAATAGAACCAGTAAATGATCAATTTGTAAGATTAAGGTTTAATCAATCTGTTTCTGCAGATGTTTTACATGGTGGTCGAGTTTATGTAAGGCACTCTATACAAACTGGAAATGCTGCTACTTTTCAAACTTCACAAGATATTATAAAAGCTGTATCTGGTAATTCATCTGAGGTAATTGTACCTGCTTTAACTGGTACATATTTGCTTAAATTTCAAGATGATGGTGGTAGGTTTAGTACAAATGCAACAAAAATTAGTTTAGCAAAAGTACAATTATTAGATAAAATTATAGTCAAAACTGATCGTGAAGATACTGACAGTACACCTTATGGTGGTACAAAAACTAACGTAGTTTACGATACTAATTTAGGTGGTTTAAAATTAATAAATCCTGTTACAAATTCAACAGGTACATATGATTTTGTAGAAACCCTAGATCTAGGGGGGATATTTTCATTACAACTAGAAAGACATTTCCAGGGTGTTGGTTTTTATACAGGTGATCAATTTGATAATAGAACAGAACTTATTGATACCTGGACAGATTTTGATGGTGCTGTAGCAAATGAAGCTAATGCAACTATTGCTGTACGTACATCAACTGACATGAGTAATTACGGTACTTTTAATGATTTTGCAAATGGCGCATTTAAAGGTAGAGGTTTTCAATTTCGCATAACATTAGCTACTACTGATACAGCACAAAATATGAATTTACAACAAGCTGGATATATTGCTACTTTACCATCACGTACTGAGAGATCTTCAGTTATTGCATCTGGTAGTGGTGCTGCTAATGTAACTTTTTCAAGTCCATTTTTCGTAGGTACTTCAGCTTTAGGTAATTTAAATAATTTTTTACCAGCAGTTAGTGTATCACCTCAAAACATGGCATCAGGTGATTACTATGAAATAACAAATGTATCAGGTACAGGTTTTACAGTTCATTTTAAAAACTCAAGTAATGCTAGTATAAATAGGAACTTTACCTATAGTGCTGTTGGTTTTGGCAAAGGAGGTTAACATGAAGAAAAATAGTATTTATCGTGGCTGACGTTACAAATTACACAATTGAAAATGCCTCTGGCGCAAACGTGAGAACTGATCTTAATAATGTTTTTGCTGCAATACAATCATGTAACTCTAAATCTTCAGACTTAGCTACAAGTCAATGTGTAGCTGGTATGCCATTTTTGAATACAACTACAAAAATATTAAAAATTAGAAATTCAACAAATGGTGGTTTTACAGATATAGGAAACATTGACGAAACAAATTTAGGATTACTATCTAAAGCTGGCGGTGTAATGACAGGGCAACTACAGCTAGATGATTCTAATAGTGCAGCATCACCAGGACTATGTTTTGATGGCGATACAGATTTAGGTTTATTTAGAAAAGCAGCTAATATTATGGGTTTTTGTTCTGCTGGTACAGAACAGATGAATTTTGACGCTAACGGAATTACACTTAATCTACAAAATGAAATACGTTTTAACGATAATGATAATAGTCATTATGTAGCAGTTAAGGCTGGTACAGTTACAGCAAATAGAACATTAACACTACCAAATCAATCAGGTACGGTAGCGATTGTAGAAACGTCAACAATTACAATAGGATCTACATCTATTTCACTAGGAGGCACACAAACATCACTAGCAGGTTTAGGTACATTAACGCCAGCATCTAATAATACTTTCGATTTAGGTTCTACATCACTAAGATGGGCTAATTTATTTGTAAACGATTTAAGTTTATCTAACGAAGGCCATAAAAATGACGTTGACGGAACGTGGGGAAGCTATACTATACAGGAAGGACATAGTGACTTATTCTTGATTAACGAAAGAACTGGCAAAAAATTTAAATTTCTTTTACAGGAGGTCGATTAATGGCAATAAATACATCAAAAGGAACACTTGATGATCCAGTTTTACAAATTGTTAGAACATCATCAGATAGTTTTCAATCAGGAAGTACAAACAACTGGAATACTAACCCTATGGGAACTTTAAGTATTACCCCTAAAAATAGTGGTAGTCTAATTGTTATCATGTACACAGCTTGCATAAGTGGAAATATGAGTGCTAATGATTGTGCTATAAGATTATTAAGAAACGGATCTGTAATTCAAAATGCTAATAATGGTAGAAACTTAATGGGTGCAATGCAATCTAGCTTTATTGCGTCAAATTTTGCTGGATCTAATTGTACTTGTACTTTTTGGGATAATCCTAATACTACTGGTAGTGTTGGCTATGCAGTGCAACATAGGCCACAAACAGGCGGTGGTGGTACTATGTATTTTAATGGAACTGCTGCAACTGGCGGTGGTGATTCCTGGGGATCTAGAAGTTTCCTAACTATTGTTGAATACGCACAAAACTAATGACCTGGACTAAAAACGATTTTGACGGCAAAAATATTAACATACATCACGCAATAGAGTCACTTGCGTCAAAGGATAGTATGTGGACACTTAGGGATAATGATTGGAGTACTCTTTATTGGGATAGTAATAATACACAATCACAACCAACACTAGATGAAATAAAAACAGAAATACAGCGTTTACAGATTGAATACGAGGCAAAAGAATACGAAAGAAAAAGAACTAGGGAGAATGATGGAACTACAGAAAAATATGCTGAACTGCACGAACAAATAGCTATGATTTATGATGATATTATTGCAGGTAAATTAGACGCAACTGGCAAGTTCTGTACACATAATAAAAAAGTAAAAGACGAAAACCCAAAACCTAGCTAAATATGGCAATAATACCTGCTGAAAAAGATTTTAAGATAGTAAGGCGGTCAGATTTTCCTATACGTCTTACTTTAAAAGATGGTAATGGTAATGCAATTAATTTATCTGGATACTCAGTAACAGCAGAGGTATACAACAAAGAACGTACATATAAATATGCAGATTGGGGAGTTACATATACAAATAGATCTACAGGCACAATTGACCTTAAATTAACTGATGTACAAACAACTACATTTGATCTTGATAGCGTTAATTATGATATTAAATTAACACAACCAAATGGTGATGAAAGTGTGTATCTTAGAGGTAGATTAATAATACTTGAGGGGTATACAGCGTGAGTAGTCCTAATTCAGTTACAGTTAGTCAAATTTCAGATGTAACAACAGTAGAAGTTGTAACACAAGGCGCACAGGGCGCAACTTTTTCAAGTAGTAATACAACAATGGTTGATGATAATAAAGTTGATGGCAGCCTAGTGCGTTTTTCATCAAGTAATGGTACATTTATAGCAGATAGCACTGTTACAGTTACTAATATTGTAGACGGTGGAAATTTTTGAAACCTAATTAATTATGGCTAACACAATTAGAATTAAAAGAAGTACAGGTAGTTCAGCCCCAGGTAGCTTAGAAAATGCTGAACTAGCCTTTGCTGAAGCCAGTAAAAAATTATTTATAGGTATAGGTACAGGAGGTTCAGGAGGTTCAGCAACAACAATTGAACCTATTGGAGGATCAGGAAGTTTTGCAGATTTATTTACAAGTAGAACACAAAATACATTTTTAGCTGCACCAAATGGAAGTAATGGTGCTGCAACATTTAGAGCAATGGTAGCTGCAGACGTGCCTACGCTATTGCATACAAAAATTTCAGATTTCGATACAGGTGTAAGAACAAATAGACTAGATCAATTAGCTGCACCATCAGCATCAGTTTCATTAAACAGCCAAACAATTACAAACCTTGCTGATCCTGTAAATACACAAGATGCAGCAACTAAAGGGTTTGTAGAGGCTACAGCACAAGGATT